GGTTTTATTTTGATTTAGCTAATGAAATCAAGCGGGTTTCACAAACGCCATGAGTAATTCTGGTTTGCCTTCAAACACATCTGTTTCAACAGATGATACGATTTGACGTATTCCAGAGCCGATAAGAACATCCCCCGGCTGGATATCTGCACCATATTGAAAATGCACATATGTCCTGCCGGATTCTTTGTTTGGAATGCCGCCCAATGATGCAATGATCGCACCGTCACGTTGAATATCATATGAGACAATACTGTCGGCAAAATCAATAAAATATGTTTTGCCGGATACTGGTAATTGCGACATAACAGAACCTCCTTTCACTTACTCGGTCAGTGGTAACGCACCGACCTGTAAGGGTATTATAATTCTTTCAAAAACTTGACAAATACACAATTATTGTGTATTATTTGATCTGTCAGGAGGAAAGAAAATGAAGCAAAGGGACTTGATTAAAAAGCTCGAAAAAGCGGGTTTTAAGCTCGACAGGCACGGTTCAGACCACGATGTATATAAACGGGGGAATGAAGAGGAGCAGGTGCCGAGACATAGGGAAATAAAAGAACCGCTTGCAAAGCACATAATCAGGAAGTGGGGGCTTAAATAAAAGCCACTGATCCCTTGAAGATAAAGGAGGTTTATATGATAGTTGCTTACCCCGCATTGTTTACCAGAACCGATGATGAAAAAGACACCTACTTAGTTTACATACCGGATATTGACGGGGCTACGGAAGGATACGGCTTGCTTGATGCTATAAAAATGGCAAGGGATTATATCGGAGGCGCACTTTATAACAAGGTAGAGGAGGAATACCCGGCTTCAACAGATATTGCCAAAATAGACGCATCATGCAGCGAGTTTAAGGATGAAGGGGAAACATTCGTTTCCATGGTTGATGTCGATATGGGGGCATATAGAAGGATGGTCGATAATAAGACGGTAAGACGCAATGTAAGTCTGCCTAGCTGGTTAAATCAGGAAGTAGAAAAAAGACATATCAATGTATCAAGGGTATTACAGGAAGCCTTAAAAGAGAAATTGGGAGTTGCATAACAGGTTAACAGAACAGTAGCACTGGGAGTTATTTTAACAGAGCAGAGACAGAGAAACAAGGGCGGGCAACCGTCCTTTTCATTTGCGCCAGCGCAAGGGGGAAGGCATAAGTGGACAAGACGATTGACAGCCACATTGCGAATGTGAAAATAAAAGGCGATGAAAACGGCAAAGCCTATATTGAAATAGATGGTAAAAGAGTCAAAGGCGTTACATCATACAGAATAGAACATAACGCCTCAGACAAAAGGACACCGGTACTTGAATTAAAGGTATTATGCAACCTCGAAATGGATACAGGGGCGATTCCTCTTTTACCAGAACCTTGGAGCTGGTTTTATAAGCCTATAAAAGAAAACCTTGTAGATGGTCATTCCTTTGAGGGAGATGGCACAAATTTATAGCCGATCGGATGCTTGTTATAGAGCTTACAGTAGCTGGATAATCCGCAAGTCTGATACTCGCAGTCTATGTCAACAACGGTATTGTTTTCCCAGGCAACGACAATACCTCGGACATGACCAAGATAATGGCAATATCCGGCGTCCATGCTCCCGTTACGCTTTTCCATTCGGTAGAACCTCCTTTCACTTACTCAGCCAGCGGTGACGCACTGGCCTGTAAGGGTATTATAATTCTTTTTCAAATACTTAAAAAACTTTTGAAAAAGGTGTTGACATAGGGTAAACCCTATGTTATAATCAATACATCAAATGAAGGGAGGGCACGAAAATGAAGCTGAAATTTCCAAAAGAAAAGCTCCAACAAATGATCTGGGAAATCACAGTTGGAGCAATCTCCGCAACAATCGGCGGAGTTCTCACCGGAATAATCCTTCACCTGATGGGAATTATTTAACCGGTAAGCGGGGTGGCAAGGAAGCCGCCCTGCTTTTAAGGAAATTATAAAGGGTTTATTAGAGGAGGTCAACATGGCATTGATACCTGTTTTTGTAGCAGTATTCATCGGGGCGTTTGTAGCCATAAGGCTTCACAGGAAGCATAACGATGGATGAGCGCAAAGAGACACCGCAAGATAGATGGAGCAAAAAGAACGGCTATATCACAAAAGGCTTTAAGATGTACAGAAAACAAGCGGAAGAGTTCGCGAGGGCGTGTGATAAAGCCGGGAGACCACAATCTGCCGTGATCGTGGAACTAATGCAGAAGTTTATCGATGAAAACAACTGAATAACAAACAAAGGAGCAGGAACAAAACGCCTGCTTTTTTGTTTGCTGTTCAGATTTGCGCCAGCGCAAATGAAAATTGTACAGGATCCCCCACCCCCACCCCCGCCGTCGAGTTAAATGTGCAAAGGTACTGTGAACAGGGGGATCCGGGGCTTGCGGTTGCCGCGCCCAAAATCTGTGTAGGTTTTGAAAAATTTTTTTGAGGCATTTGGTTTGGTTTAAAAATGGCATTTGACTTAAAGAGCGAAAACTGGATATCAACCAGAGGGATTTCGGCCGTCATTATGCTTTCCCTGGAGAGGGTACGGCAGCTGGAAGAGGAAGGACACCTTACAAGCAGGATGGATAAGAACCGGAAGCAGTACGACCTTGTGCCTTCCGTACAGTCTTACATTGAATACTTGCGGCAGCAGAAGGATAACGGCCCGTTTGATCTGGCTGACGATGAAGCACGCCGGATCAAAGCGGATGCAGATCTTAAGGAAGCGAAGGCAGCCATTGAGAACATGAAGAAGGAAGAGTTCGAGGCCACCATGCACCGTGCTGATGACGTGGAGAGAGTGGTTTCCGACCTTGTCACAGCGGTAAGAGCAGAGCTGTTAGCGCTTCCGGGAACCTTGGCAATAGATGTGTCGCACGCTGAAACCCCTGCCGAAGCAGCGGGGATTATCAAAGCAGCGGTCAACAGGATCCTCAACAGCCTTGCTGATTACTCCTATAACCCGGAGAAGTTTAAGAAGCTGGTAAGGGAGCGGGAAAAGTGGATGAATGAGACCGAAGATAAAGAAGAAACAGAAACACAGAAGTAAAAAGATCATCACGCCGGAGATCGAGCGACTGATGCCGGTGATCCAGAGGGCCTGCCAGTCCTTCAAGGCTCCGGAGAACATAACTGTGTCAGAGTGGGCGGATAAATACCGCATAATGCAGTCGGAGAACTCTGCCGAAGTAGGGAAATGGAGAACTGCACGTACTCCGTACATGAAGGAGATCATGGATGCCTTCACGGATCCGGCGGTGCGTGAGGCTGCCGTTGTTGCCGGTTCACAGATGGGGAAGACTGAAGTCCTGTTGAATATAATCGGCTATATCATAGATCAGGATCCGGGGACAATTATGTTCTGCCACCCCACCATTGAAGAGGGTGAGAAGTTTTCAAAGCAGAGAATAGCCCCGATGATAAGGGATATTCCAAGGCTCCGGAGCAAAGTGGACGATACAAAGAGCCGGATATCAGGGAATACCATAAGGCAAAAGAGATTTCCCGGGGGAATACTCAACATAATGGGATCAAACAGCCCTGCATCTCTCGCCTCAGTTCCCGCAAGGTATGTTCTGGGGGATGAGGTGGACAGATGGGCGAAGAGTGCGGGCACGGAAGGAAACCCGTGGGATCTTTTGAAAGCCCGTACGTCCAATTTTTACAATGCGAAGCTTGTAAGGGTGTCAACACCGACGATAAAAGGATTTTCAGAGATAGAAAAAGCGTTCAACAAGGGTACACAGGAATATTGGTGTGTTCAATGCCCTGAGTGTGGGGAATACAGTTTCCTTACCCTTAAAGTGATAAAGTTTGAATACCACACGATCCGGGAAGGACATACAAAGCAGTACATAGTGGACAAGGTTGAATGGGAGTGTCCTTCCTGTAAGCACCGGCTGGATGAATACCACACCAAGAGACAGCCGATGAAGTGGATCGCAAAGATGCCGGAAGCCATAAAGAACGGTGTACGCTCCTTTTGGATCAACGGCTTTTATTCACCCTGGGGATCCTGGGAAGCGATCATCACCATGTTTCTGAATTCAAAAGACGATCCGGCAAGCCTCCAGACGGTATTCAATACCAAATTAGGAGAATTATGGGAATACCGTGGAGACCTGGAGGATGAAGACAAGGTGATGCAGCGGGCGGAGGAGTACGAAGCAGAGCTTCCGGACGGTGTGCTTTGCCTTACTTGCGGCGTGGATGTGCAGGATAACCGTATCGAGTATGAAGTAGTGGGATACGGATTCAATAAAGAGAACTGGGGCATAAAGAAGGGAGTCATAAACGGACGGGCCGATGATTATGCCACCTGGGAAGAGCTTGATAAGGTCATTGAAAGGCCTTATAGGTTCAAGAACGGGAAAACGCTTAAGATCTCCGTCACCTTCGTAGATGAAGGCGGACATTTCACGCAGAATGTCCGTGAGAACTGTGCTATGAGACGGGGAAAGAATGTATATGTCATAAAAGGAGCAAATAACCATGATGCTCCTTTTATTTCACCATGGAAAGTCGGGGAATATAACGCCGGACAGGGAAGAAAAGGCAAATATATCTACTACATGATAGGTGTGGATGCCGGAAAGTCCTTTATAATGTCCGGCCTTAAGATCAAAGGACCAGGTACAAGAATGAGCCATTTCCCCTCTGATAAATCAAGGGGATATGATGCTGAATATTACAATCAGCTCCTTTCAGAGGCGTTATTGCCAAACGAAAAAGGAGAATTAAGGTGGACGAAGATACCGGGACATAACAGGAATGAGGCTCTGGATTGCAGAAACTACGCAAACGCAGCCCTTGAAGTATTGCGGCCAAACTTTGAATATCTGGAAGCAAGGCTTAACCACCCTGAAGATGTGAAAAAGGTATCAAGACCACGAAAAACAAAGTCACGGAGGATGGAGGATGATATATGGTAACCTGTGACGCTAAAACAGAGAACGGGATTCCTTATAATTCCGCCCTGTACTTAAATAATTTTGAATATGAGGTTATCGTTGATGACCTTGACGGCCTGATTATAGCCCGGAGAACCATTATGAAGGGTGAAGGATCTGTATCAAGCTATACGATAGGATCAAGGTCATTATCCAGACAGACCCTTTCAGCGTCCGACATTCTCAAATTGTGGGATAAGCTATGGGCTAGGAAGGAGCAGCTTGAACAGGGCAGGACTCCGAGAAAGTCAGTAGGGGTTGTATTACGTGACTGGTGAACATGGGTGTGACACCGTATTAACGGCGTTATGCTGGGTGGGGCTTTTTTGCGGCGTTGCCGCTCCTTTCCCCCACCCTTTATTTAGAGGATGAAAGATGATTAGAACGATACCCGTAACAGGAACGAAGGGCTACGGATCATCAGGGGCAAGCACAACAAAAAGAGCCTTGAAAGGCTTCCGGGCGGTGTCAGGATCCCCGCATGAAGACATAGACCTTAATAATTACACATTAAGACAGCGCGGACGGCTTATGTATATGGGTGCTCCCATTGCCACAAGCGCCGTGAAGACCAGCAGGACAAATATAGTGGGATTAGGATTGCAGCTTAGCCCGCGCCCTGACCTGGAATTTTTAGGGCTGGATCCGGATAAGGCGGAAGAGTGGACTAAGAGCGTGAAGCGTGAGTTTTCCTTATGGGCTGACAGTAAAGATACCTGTGATGTCACCGGGACAAATAACTTTTATGAGCTTCAGCAGCTCCTCTTGTCTTCCTGGCTTATGTCCGGGGATGTGTTCGTACTTATCCAGGAAAGAGACCCCGTGCCGGGAAAACCGTACAGGTTAAGACTCCGGACGGTGGAGGCCGACAGGGTGGCGACACCTGACCAGTCTGAAGGTTATATCCCGACCGTTTTAACCACCGGAGTGAACCCAAAAAACGGAAACACCATATATGACGGCGTGGAAGTGGATAAATCAGGAATGGTTGTTGCGTATCACATCCGCAATACATATCCCTACGAAGCCACCACAAAGCAGACCGAGTATGTACGCGTGGAAGCAAGGGGAAAGACCGGGCTTCCTAACGTCATACAGATAATGAATGCAGAACGGCCGGATCAGTACAGGGGAGTTACCTTCCTTGCGCCGGTCATTGAGAAATTATTACAGATCAACCGCTACACGGAAGCAGAGATCACGGCGGCCATAGTGCAGTCATACTTAACCGGCTTTGTCACGAAGAACGGGGATGCTTCAGAGAACCCCTTCAACGAAGTGGGAGCCGGATTTCCTGAAGCGGAAGTGAGCCGTGACCCTAATGAGTACGAAATGGGACCCGGCACGATAAATTATATGGAAACCGGGGAGAATATAAACTTCACGAACCCCACGCACCCGTCAACCAGCTTCGATGCGTTCACTAATTCCATAGTGACACAGATAGGAGCTGCCCTGGATATGCCGAAGGAGATCCTGACAAAGGCGTTCACTTCGTCTTATTCAGCGTCAAGGGGAGCGTTACTGGAAGCCTGGAAGTCTTTCAAGATGTACAGGACGTGGTTTGTTAATGACTTTTGCAATCCCGTGTATGAGTTGTGGCTTAACGAAGCCATAGCCTCCGGAAGAGTGGAAGCGCCGGGCTATTTCTCTGATCCTGCTGTCAGGGCTGCATGGCTTAAGTGTGAATGGATAGGACCTTCACAGGGTATGCTTGATCCCACAAAGGAGATCACAGCAGAGCAGATGGCCTGTGAGAACGGCTTCAGCACACACACGGATTCCGCTCTACGGCTTAACGGCTCAGATTATGACTCCAATATTGAACGGCTGGCAATGGAAGCCGACAAGGTAAAAGAGTACATGGAAAGTACGGAGCCTGAAGAACCGGATCCGGATCCGGAAGAAGGACAGCCGGTAACGGGAATGAGTAAAAAGGACGCAAAGGAGATGATTAAGCTCCTTACGGACATAAAAAGAAACCAGATAATATACGCACCTGATAATTAAAGGAGGGTAAGATGCCAAGGATTCAGAATTTTGTGCAGTCCTTAAAGCCTTATATCATAAATAAGGCAGAGGACGGCAAAAGCGCAAGCGTCAACCTTTACGGAGAGATCGTTGAAAGCGTTCCTACGGACTGTTGGACGGGAGAAAAGATAGACGGGCTGTTTATAGAGCTGTCACAGTTTCTCAATGATTTAGAGACGTTATCCGGAATGGATAAAGTCTCTTTTTTCATTAACTCTGTAGGCGGTGATGTTTACGCCGGTATTTCAATATTCAACAAGATCCGTGCGCTAAAAGCGGAGACAACCACAGTGGTGGACGGTTTAGCGGCTTCAGCGGCTGCAATAGTCGCCCAGGCCGGTGATAACAGACAGGTCTCCGTAGGATCGCAAACAATGATCCACACAGCGTCCGCAGGGCTTATAGGTTATTACAACCGTCAGGATCTTAAGAAAGTGGATAACACTCTTGAGAGCATTGATAAAAGCCTTGCGGAACTGCTGGCAGACAGGACGGGAAGGGAGCAGGTCGATGTTCTGGCTATGCTTACAAAGACAACCTGGATGACCGCCGAAGAAGCCCTGGAAGAGGGCTTTGCAGATGAGATCATAAACAAGAGCGAGCCTGTAGTAGACAGAGTGCAGGATTCATCAATGTTCATAGTGAACGGGATCCCCCACCACTTCAATAAAGACCTGCCGCTTCCGGCATTTAAGAACGTGGGAACTTTTGCGCCAGCGCAAATGAAGGTATCGAACGGCTCCGGGCCGGTTGATATAGATAATCCATCACCAAAGAAGGAGGAAAAAAGCATGGATATTCAGGAACTTAAAAATGCTTATCCTGATCTCATTAAGCAGATTCAGGACGAAGCGAAGGCAACGGCCCAGACCGAGAACGCTGAAGCCGTTAAGGATGCGGTCAATGATGCTGTCAAGGCAGAACGTGAGCGCATGAAGGCAATCGACTCCATAGCAAACACCGTTGGAGCAGAGCTTGTGAATGAAGCAAAGTACGGGGAGAACCCCATGAACGCTTCAGAGCTTGCATTTAAGGCGTTGCAGAACCAGCAGGCTATGGGATCACAGTACCTTCAGGATCGTTCACAGGAAATCAAGGATTCCGGCGTGAATGATGTAACCGCTGACCCCGTGGGTGGATCCGAAGAGGATACACAGGCAAAGGACATCCAGGACGGTGCAAACCTTCTCCTGGCAGCAAAGAAATAAGGAGGAATGAAAAATGTTAATAGAGAACTATAAGCCCGACAATCTTATTGCGGACAACAACCAGCCCCTTCACGTAGGAACCGTTACGGTCAAGAGCGGAGAGGGTGAGCTTGAAAGAGGTTCAGTACTTTCGAGAGAGGAGAACGACAAGTTCGTTATCACTGCAAGCACCTTAAGGGTAGGCGGCTACCTTCCCGAGGTTATCCTTGCGGAAGACGTTGACGCTACAAGTGCTGATGCAGTAGCAGAGGTTTATACCTCCGGAGACTTCAAGAAAGATGCGCTTAAGGTAGCTGCACACCACACACTTGACGAGGCTGATCTTCTTGACCTTAAGAAGAACGGTATCTATGTCAAGGCTGGAATGTAAGAAGGAGGAATGAGAACAATGGCTATTAATTTATATGACACCAGGACAATGCTGAAAGCCGGGGAAGTGTTCGCTCCCAAGGCTTCATTCTTAAGGGACAGGTATTTCCCCACCTCTGATGCCGATATCTTCGAGACAAAGAAGGTCAATATCGACTACAAGGATGAGCAGAACAACAAACTGGCTCCCCTTGTATTCCCGGAAGTAGGCGGAATACCCGTAGACCGCAGGGGTTATGAGACCCACGAATTCGAGCCGCCTATGGTAGCTCCTGAAAGAGTCCTTACACCTAAGCACCTGGAAGAGAGACAGGCCGGTGAGGTATTCGGCGGAAGCCTTTCGCCCATTCAGAGGGAAGCAAATATCCTTTCAGAGGATCTTGCAGACCTTACAAGGATGATCGACCTTCGTGAGGAGCATATGGCAGCGCAGACCATGCTTAACAACGCATACACCGCTAAGAGGTATGCTGATAAGTACGGCACACAGGGAGAGGATGTAAACATTAAGTTTTACACCGAGGGAAGCAACCCTGCTACCTATTCCGGATCCGGCTGGTCAACAAGCTCCACCAATATCATAAGCGACCTTGCCACCATGGCAAATATGCTTACAAGCCGCGGACTTCCTGCAACCGACGTCATCCTTGCCGGTGACGTTGCAGACGTGGTACTGGGTAACTCCGAGATCCAGGAACTCCTTGACATAAGGAGATACGAGATGGGATCCGTAAAGCCTGAAGAGCTTCCGGACGGCGCAGTACTTATCGCAGTGCTTAACGTAAAGGGCCACATCATGAATATCTTCTCTTACGATATGTCTTATGTGGATGAAGACGGAAGCACAAAGAAGTTTATCCCCCACGGCTCTGTTATCGTGACCGCTCCCGCTTGCGGACGTATGGCTTACGGATCAATCACACAGATCGAGGAGTACAGCCGCGACTATGTGACCTATCCCGGCCGCAGAGTTCCCCACGTAACCACCGACAGCCATGCAAACACAAGGGTACTGACCCTTCAGGCAAAGCCTCTGGCAATCCCCAACGTAAAGAACCCCTTCATTTATTCGAAGGTGCTTGCATAAGGGAGAGAATAAAAGAAAGGATAAACACTATGCTGGCAAGAGTAAGTGATTCATATTACGGGACTTTCGGACTCTTCCACGAAGAAACGAAGTCCAACGAGATAATGACGAGAGAAAGCGCACCGTTTGAAGTAGACGATGCGCTTTTTCAACGTCTTTCAAAGGACGGAGTATTGGTAAAGGCAGCCGGAGAGCCGGAGAAAAATGCAGAGCCCAAGGCTGACAGCAGGCCGGAGCAGAAGAAGGAAGCAAAGCCGGAACCCCCGAAGACCGAAGCTGCTGATCCTGAAGAGGATGAAGACACACCGCTGGAAGAAAAGACACTGAAGGAACTCCGGGAGATAGCCAAGGGTTATGACATTACCTACAGGGCAGGCATGACAAAGGCTGATCTTGTGACCGCAATCCAGGAGGCCGAAGGTATTGAGCCGCCGGTAATGATGGCGGCTGAACCGGAATAAGGAGGAAAGAATGGCAGGAAAGAAAAAAACAGCTGTCAGGGAGTCTTCAGAAATGAAACCGACAAAGGAAACCGCAGCGAAGAAAGTGCTTAAAGCCCGCCGTCCGCTTCTTTACGACGGGAGGGTATTTAAGACAGGTGAAGAGATCCCGTTCCGGGATGACAGGGTAAACGCCTGGATAAAGGACGGATCCGCCGGATGGGAGTAAGTCATGAGCGCATTTAAGGATATGGTGACTGCAGATATTGAAGAGGTGTTCATAAACCTTGATGAATTTGCGGATGAACACACATGGAACGGCGGCAGCGGGGCATCCTATAAGATCAAAGCGGTGCTGGATGACGACATACTTATCAAGCAGTATTCCTCTCAGTTTGAATTTTTCGGTCAGGATATACATATGATCTTCTCCCCGGCGGCAGGCTTTAAGAAAAAGCCAAAAAACGGCGATGCGGTGCGTCTGGACGGGAATATCTACACTGTTGACAGGATCGAGGAAGATATGGGGATGTATGCCATTTTTCTTGTAAGAGGTAAAGGCTGATGGAAATCAAGGCGAAGATCGACAAATCAAACCTTGACAAAGCGTGGAAAGCCGTCAAAGCCGGAGGACAGAAGGCGGTTGACCGGGCAAGGTACAGAGCCCTTAAAGCCGGTGCATCCGCATTCACCAGCAGCCAGAAGGGCGGAGCTCCTAAGATATACAACATTAAGAAAAAGGAGCTTGACAGCCATTTAACCGTTAACCAGACTTCCATAGTCGCTAAATCCCCGTACCTTACCGTGGGGCAGCCACCTTCGCACTTCAGTATGACCCCGAAGGAATATACATCACAGAAGGGCATTCCCGTAAGGAAGAGAAAGACGGCTTCAGCCACGGTAAAGAAAGGGAATAAGCACAAGATCCCGCACGCATTTATATTGAACCCTGCAAAGGTGAAGGGTGGTACGGCTATGCTCTGGGAAAGGGAAGGAAAACACCAGCCCAAGCCTGTCAGGAGGGTTTCAATCGCGCAAATGCTGTCAAATCCGGAAGTCGAAGAGGCGGTAATGAAGGCCATAAACGAGACCTATGAAAAGAGACTCGACCACGAGCTCAAAAGGATGGGATTATGAAAAGCATACAAGGCGAACTGGAAACCATAAGGGACTACCTTGCAGCAAAGATAAAGGATAATGATTTCCGGATGGCCAGACCGCCGGAAGAAGGAGATGAAGAAAGTCCCCTGAAGCTTGTAAGGCCGAAGATTGCCATAGGGAGCATACCCCACGACAATTTTTCACTATATTACACGGCGGACGAACGCTTTTTCCAGGCTCCGTATCTTCTTATCGGGTATGAAAATGCAAGGTTCGGGCCTGATGACGAGGAGTTAAACATTTTGATACAGGGGTGTGCATACACCGCTGTGAATTACGAAATGGGAGAGGATGACATAGCCTTCCCGGACAATGAGGGCATCCTTGATGTAACGGAGATGCTCGAACGTGTAATGACCTGGTGCCGGGAGATCCCGACATTTCCGGTAATGATGGAGTACCAGATCGGGAGCTATTCAACACAGGCCTATACGTATCCATACAACTTCGGATACCTGACTTTCAAGTTAGAAACCAGTGCAGGGGCATTGCCACGCACTGCATTATTTTAAGGAGGAATAAAAAGCATGATAATCAACGGAATTATTGCCAAACAAGTTGATGCAGCCGCACTGAAGGTATCGCAGGCAACAAGTGCCATACCGGTATATCTGGGGCAGGCTCCAATCTGGCAGGTGGATGACGAGAACTGGGCCGATAAGGCAGGAGAAACCTTTGTCGTTAAGAGTATTGACGATATGAGGGAAAAGATGGGGTATTGCGTCCCCGATTCCGGAGCGTTCTCTAAGGCACAGTCACTTTCAATGGTTGCGAAGTATCATCAGGACGAGGAGAAGATCTTTCCCGTGATCATGGTAAACAATAAGGCCGCCATAACGGCGACATCTACCGCCCGTTGTACCGTGACCTTCACGAAGGGAATCGCAAAGATAGCCGGATCAGACACGGTACTTTCATCCCTGAAACTCACGGACGGAGATTCGACAACCTACGAAAAGGGAGCAGATTACACGGTGGCGTATGACGAAACCGGACAGAATGTAGTGATCAGCTCCTCTACCCTTACGACCGCAGAGGTTGACAGGAAGGTAGTAAATCCGGCCACGATCCCTTTCGGAGCCGACACCTATGAAGAGATCGACTACATCCCGCAGAATACAGGCTATGTCCCTGCCTCCCTTTCCGCCCCTTTATGGGACAAGGAAGAGGATACAGGAGGAAATATTATCATGGCAAAGCTGGCGGCGATCGCTGAGGAGCCTATTGATAAGCACTATTACGCGCAGGCTTTCGGACAGTTCGAAGGGACAACAAGAACCGCAGCCTTGACCGAGAAGGAAAACTTCACATCTGAGAAGCTGAGAGTATGCTGGCCTTATGTGAAGATCAAGTCATATATCTATCCTGTTTCGCTCGTATTCAGTGCAAGAAAGGAAACTGTAGACAAGAGAAATGACGGGATCCCCTACGAGTCCGCATCGAACGAGTCGGTCCCGATCAGCTTCCTTTGCACCAAGGCCGGAAACCAGATAAAGCAGCTGGAGGAAGAGGCGGATCTTCTTAACGCGAACGGTATCTGCACAATGGCATTCACCACTAATATGCAGTGGAACACCTGGGGAGTCTGCATGTCCAATTATTCAGATGACAACAGGAGCAATATCCCGCCTAATAAGCTCAATGATGTCGCCGTCCAGATGATGGACTTTATCTGCAACGACTTCGAGCTTCGCTTCGGCGACATCGTGCATAAGCCCATGTCCATAAGACAGGCTCACGATATCGTAGAGTCTTACGGAAAGACCCTCAACGCCTATGTATCAGAGGGAATGCTTATAGCGGGCACGATCTCCTTTGAGCCTTCAGAGAACTCCACAGCCGATCTTGCGGCCGGACAGTTCACTTACTCAATCGAAGAGACAAACACGCCTCCCGCAAAGGCAATTATCGCGAATGTCACCTATGACAGCGATGCCCTTAACAACTATTTTGCTACGGAAGAGGAGGAGTAAATCATGGAAAAATATGTACACCATTTAACTGATTTTGCCCACAGGGTGAGCGGGGACAGCGGCAAGACCTGGACCCAGACCGACAACTTAAAAGGCTTCTCTCTTCCTGATCTGGAACCCGGGACGAATGAGATATCAGGGTATTCAGGATTAAACGGCACCCTGTCCGTACAGGACTGGGCGAATATCGGAGCCCTTGAAATGGCCCTTAAGTTCTCCACCATACCCGAGGCCACACAGGTAATGAAGCCCGGGAAGCAGATGCACCAGCTCGTATGGACGGAGCAGTATGAGGACAAGGACCAGAATACCGGATGGATGACCTTCAAGGCATACATCACGGCGAATCTCAAGAAAACCCCCGGCGGTGATTATGCCAAGGGGGAGACAGGAGAGAGGGAATTTACCTATGCGGTAAAGACCTATAAGCTTGTAAGGATCTCGGAAAGCGGGACGGAAGATATACTTATTGATTACGACCCCATAAACAAGGTTCTTAATCTGGGCGGCGAAGATATCGGTGCCACAATGACAAGACCCATCGCAAGCTTCTGATCTAAACATTATTAAATCAGTATCCCCGGCAAATCCCCCGGGGATATTTCAAAGAAAGGAAAATCACCATGACAGACGAGAAAACCATAAAAGTATTTGAAGACGAAGGGAAAGACGAGACCGTTATAGAAGAGCAGGAGACTGTAGAAGCAGAAGAAGCTCTGATAGTCAATATCGACAATATGGACCGCATCGGGGAAACGGGGCGCGGCGTGATACAGCTTAATAAGCCTGTGACCAACGAGGACGGCAGCAGGACAACGACGCTTGCTTTTGATTTCTCCTCAATAAGCTGGCTTACTTACAACAAAGTCGTAAAATCCGTAGAGAAAGAAAAGAAAGTCCGTTTTTCGCCTACTGAAGCATATCAGGACAGGGATGTACTCATAAACCTTCTGGCGGAAGCAACGGGGATCCTGAAGCCGGAGCTTGCGGCCAGATACTCGGCGAAAGATATATCCAGGGGGTGTGAAATGGGAGCGCTTTTTTTCGCAAAGTAAACGGGGTTATAGAAACGGGCTCCACGATAACAGAATTCAGAGCCACCTATATCACCAGAAACAGCAGCACCAGCTATACCGACTTGATGGTGCTGACCTTCTCAGATATAGAGCGGCTTTTTTTCAATCTTTCAGAACTTATAAAGCTGGAAAACGAACAGCTTAAAGAAAGCATAAAGGCTAATAAGAATGGCTAAAGAATTAAAGACCACCATATCCCTTGAAGGAAGCGTGGGAGAAAGCTTAAAGAAAGCTTTTGACAAAGCTTCAGGGATGGCAGATAAAGCTCAAAAAAGCATCGGATCCGCTATGGGAAAACTGGGAGGATTTGCCTCCGGAGCTATGAAGGCCGGACTTGCCGCCGCAGCCAGCGGGATAGCGGCGGTAGGAACCGCCTCTATCGCAGGGGCAAAAGCGGCCATTGATCTGGGGAAGGCCTTTGAAGGGGCCTCCAATACCATCCGGATCGGAACCGGAGCCACCGGGGAAGACCTTAATAAGCTGAATAAAAGCTTTGACGAGGTTTATAAGTCGGTTCCTACATCAATGGAAGCAGCCTCACAGGCTATAGCTGACTTCAATACCCGTTTAGGACTTACCGGTCCGGAACTTGAAGGAGTGTCAAAACAGGCGATCCAGGTGTCAAATATGCTTGGGGATGATCTGGGATCGGTCATAGAAGAAAGCTCCCAGGCATTTCAGCAGTGGGGCATATCTGCTGAAGATATGGGCGGGGAAATGGACTATATCTTCAAACTTTCGCAGTCCACAGGCGTTGGTTTTACGCAGTTAATGTCCACAACACAGCAGTATGGAGCCCAAATGAAGGAGTTAGGATTCAGTTTTGAAGAATCTGCCGCCCTCTTAGGACAGCTGGACAAAGCCGGTATAAATTCCGGGGAAGTGATGGGAGCCCTTAAAAAATCCGTAGGAGCATTTGCAAAAGAGGGCTTAAGCGCTTCTGAAGGCCTTGAAACATATATAAGCAAGATCCAGGAAGCAGGATCATCGGCAGAAGCTACGGCGATAGCATCTGAAGTATTCGGGGCAAGAGCCGGATCCACAATGGCATCTGCCATAAGAGAAGGCACACTGTCAGTATCCGATCTTGTAAACGAGCTGAATAATTCAGACGAAAGTATCCTAAAAGCGGCCGAGGATACAGAGGATTTCCCCAAAAAGCTCCAAAAGCTGAAAGCCACCGCAGAGGTAGCACTGAAGCCGGTAGCAAACAGCTTTATGGATATGGCAAATAATGCCATACCGCTCATAAGTGACGCTATAGAAAATATAATTCCCGATATCCAGGGATTCTTAGGAGAGCTGGCACCGGTATTCGGCGATGCGGTGGGAGCCATCATCCCCCTGCTTTCCTCCGTGGTTCAGAAAGTGACGCCGCTGCTCAAAAATGCGCTTGCCGCAGTCCCGGGGATTGTAAGCAGCATAAAAAGTGTAATTTCCGGCGCTATGCCGATGATAAACAATGTTATTCCAATGGTACAGCAGGCAATAAGCGGCATTATGAACGGGATAAGACAGGCACAACCGTTTATCCAGCAGGTAGTATCAGCGGCAATACCGGCCTTCCAGGCGGTAGGATCCGCGTTGATGGAGATAGGACAGACGGCGGCTTCAGTAATAATGCCGATACTGGCACAGATAGGAGGAACACTTGGAACAATGCTTGCACCGCTGATTACACATATATTTAATTCGATCTCGTCGCTGATGCCGGTGATAACACCGTTTATACAGTCGCTAATGGCGACGCTTGGAGCGCTTTACCAGAATGTCCTGATTCCGATAGGAACATTTATAGCAGGGCAGCTTGTATCAGCCATACAAAATATCCTTACGTTTGTAACGCCGGTAGCATCCGGCATAATCACGGCTTTTCGCGGCGTGCTGGATTTCCTTACCGGAGTATTCACGGGAGACTGGACAAGAGCCTGGGAAGGGATCAAAACAGTGTTTACGGGGATATGGGACGCAATGAAAGCGGTAGTAAGAGGCCTTATCAATACTGTCATAAACGGGATAAATAAGGTTATCGAAGGCCTTAATAATGTTGCAGGTGCAGCGGGCGGAGCAATAGGCTTAAATATTAAAATACCCACCATCCCGCAATTTGCGGGCTTTGCAACTGGCGGCACGGTAACAAGCCCAACGCTTGCAATGGTAGGTGAGGGCGGATCTCCGGAAACGATCATTCCGCATACAAACACGGCAGAGAGCCGAAAGCTCCTTGCAACAGCCGCCCGTGGCGTATTAGGCGACGGAACCATCATAACCGGCGGAAGCAATGACAGCAGAACATTCAATATCACATATTCGCCCGTGCTTCAGGGATCAGGTCTCACAGAACAGAACCTTCAGGATAATTTTGAGGAGTTTAAGCGGTTCTTAGCCCGGTATATGGCTGAAGAAGGCCGAGAGGTATTTGTATGAAAGAGATCATAGCAACCCAGGGACAGACCTGGGATATGCTGGCAAAGCTTTATATGGGGGATGAAGTATTTACACGCGATGTAATGCTGGCAAATTGCGACAAGAGCGACATAACGATATTTGACGGCGGCGAAACCGTATTTATCCCTGAAACCACGGACATAGACGAGGACGAAGCATGACCGTTTACCTGAATAACAATCTGATCACCGACCTTCCCAATTCCTGCATATATATGGTTTATCTGGAAGGCCGGTGCAGCTCCATTACTATGACCTTTGATGACAGCGAAGGCACGATCACAGCAATGGAACTAAAAAAAGGGGATACAGTGCAGGCGATTGAAGGGAATATCGATACCGGCGATATGTACATTTCCGGGATAGACTACAGCGGTTCCCTGGCGGCGATCCGCGCTCTGTCCCTCCCTCTTTCGGCGTTTAAGACATTTACCAGGAGTTGGGAGAATGTTTCAATGACAGCACTTATTAACGATGCCCTGGAGAACACGGGGCTTGATATCAAATACCTGGATAAACCGGCATTCACCTATAAAGAGGCAGCGATGATAGAAGAGGAACCGTTAAAGTTCCTTTCCGGCAAGCTTTCCCTTGAAGGCTTCGGAATCCGGATAGAGAACAATACGGCCTTTGTATTTGATGAAAGGGAGTTGGAAAAACAGGATTATGAAATCCAGCTCACAAAAGACGATTTTTCCGAAGAACCCAAGTATTCAACGGATGACGCAATGCTGATCTCAGAAGTGCAGAATACTTATACCACAGCTGATGGCAGAGAAATAAAGACCACAGAGAAGTCAGGGATTGAAGGGAAGATAATAAGGTTAAATATGGCCGTGGATTCCGTGGGAGAGTCGGTAAGGTTCTCAAAGGGAACTATGAGGCTTGCAAACCGGAATGAATACCTCGCTGAAGGAAGTATGGAAAATCTTGATCACAGCGTGGGAGAGATCCTTTACCTGTCAGATGCACCCAAAGGCCATACCGGGGAAAATCTTATCTATATGGTAAAGAATGACCTGGCAAATAATAAGCAGACCCTATATATGAGGCGGCCAATCGAAGGAGATTATTGATGTACAGTACAGCCATAACGGTAGAGGTCACAGGCACGGAAGCGCTGATCCTATTTTCGGATACCCAGATACAGAAAACAGCAGCGATAATGAAGGATCTGACCGTAGCCCCCGGCGATACGGTCTATGTTCTGACTCAGGGCGGAGTTACCAACTGTCTCATAATAGGGATTAAGCAGGAGTAAAAGCATGGCAATATTCAAGTGGTTTGAGAAGATATTCTTCGTCTCAAACGATCAGATACTTACATATAACAGCCTGTCCGCTTCACATTCATACAACACAGAGGAAAAGAAGAATGGGAAGAAAATGCCGAAGACCAAAGATATAGGTCCCGGCATAGGCACTATGAACATTTCCGTCAAATTATCAGCCCTCACCGGAAATGATGTCAAAGGGGAACATGACTGGTGGGTAAAGGAATGCGGGAAAGGAAGCTACTCCTATATCTATATGGGCGGTGAACGCTTCGGAGATTACAAGTGGAGAATTAAACAGGTAGATATATCAGACCTCGTGACCATCAACGACGGCGAACTTTGGAAATCCTGCACCCTTTCGATAAGCTTTGAAGAGTATTACGTCAAGGTAAAGAAGACCAAGGCAGAGAAGAAGGCTGATAAGCTCCAGAAGAAAATGCGTAAGCAGATGGAGAAGGCCGAGAATGCCAAAAATGAGCAGGCAAGAACAAAGGCCTTAGAAAAAACCAAGAAGCTGGCGGAGCAGTTTACGGCCCAGAGCGTCGAGGCAGCAAAAGCCAGGGCAGAGCAGGCAAAAATAATCACGCAGGTTGACACTGAAATAAATAAAATCCTTTATCCCGACAGGAACTATGCGGATCAGGGCGGCTATAAAGTGGCGTAAGGAGGGGGAAATGGCTTATTCGTTTCAGAGGGGCTTAACCCTTACGGAAAGAATTACAAAGAATGTCCGGGATATGCTCGAATTTGAGAAAGGAACCGTGTGCTACGACAGGGAAATGGGCGTATCTACAGAGTGGAGACATAAAAACAGGGACAGATTCACAGCGCAGATGATAACCGAAGCCTCCGACATGATAAACGAAAGGGAGACAAGGGTGCACACCGACCTCTCTATGGAGGATGGGGAAATATACGCAAGTATCACGGAGGACACCGATAATGATTAATCTGGTTTATTACGATTCTGAGGCTATGATGGATGAACTTATAGAGAAGTTTGAGGAGGGCACCAAGGATCCGGAAACCGGAGACAAGATATCCGTCACTGATGCGGATTACGATGCAGACATCAGGGCGATACTTTCAGCCATCAATTATATGGGAGAGTGCATCTTTAATAAGATCAACACAGAGGCAAATAATAACCTGGTGGCTTTCTGCGACGAGCCTAACCTTATATACAAAGGGATGGAGCGGAATGTCTACAGACTCCCGGCCGTATACGCAGAGACCATTCTCGAATTTACTGCTTCAGAGAACGCACCGGAGGCGGTAGAGATCCCTGCGGGCACAAAAGCCACAGCAGACGGGGCTATATTCTTTGCGACCGAAGAGGACGCAGTATGTAATCCCGGCGAAACGGTGCAGGTCAAGGCATATTCCACCGAGGCCACGGCATCCGCAAATGGATACGGCATAGGGACCGTAAATATCATAGTTAATTCAATCCCCTATATAACCGGGGTGAGCAACACTATGATATCCAGCGACGGGGCAGACGAGGAGAGCCTTAAGAACTTCAGACAGAGGGTATTGTATGCACCCCTTATGTATTCGGATGTTGGAACTACAAGCGCATACAGGCAAAAGGCCTTTACCGTAAGCGCCTCGATCATAGATGTGGCAGTGACGCACGCTGATAATGAAATATACATCTATCTTCTTTGCAGCGGGGGTACACTTCCATCCCAGGATTTGATAGATCTGGCCACAGAGGTTCTGACCGCACCTGATGTAAAAGCAGAAACAGACCTCATAACAGTTCTCCCGGCTGAAGAAGTGGAATATACCATAGAAATGTCATACAAGATCTCACAAAGAGATTCGGAACAGGCAACAGCCATTCAGGCGGCGGTAGAGAAAGCAGTGGATGATTACATTACTTCAATCCATACATCTTTCGGGAACGCTATCAATCCGGAAATGCTTCAGAAGGTTGCATATTACGCCGGAGCAGCTTCA